TCCGATCTGCTGAGTGGTTGCAGCCAGCTCTTCTGTAGAGCTCGCCGTTCTAACAAGTTGGTTCTGTACTCTAGAAAATGCATCAGCAAACTGAGCAACTTTTTGCACGACTATGGCGGCACTAATAGCCCCTGCCAATTTGTTTAGCGAGAATTGTGACCTATCAGCAGATGACCCAATTCCTCTTACGGATTTATTCAGGGAATCTGCATCACGCTCAGCTCCCTTAGAATCAAGTATGATTCTTATCCGCTTATCTACCATTATTTAATCTCTTTAGCTTTGCTTGTTCCAGCAATATAAATTCATCATCCAGTTTTTGAAGGACGTGAATCGATAAGTCGGAATCTAAGGGGATAAGTTCGGTTTGACGCTCTAGCTCTGAAAATTTTATTCGAGATGACGATTCCGTCTCACGTCTTGCTCTGTAGTAAGCATTAATTAATTCTATTTGCAGGCCGGTAAGGTTTGGCGCCATAGCATAATATTCATCTAGCGTATTATCTGCGGCATAGAGAGGATAGGCGCTATCCATTTCCTCATAATCCCACCTTAGTTTTTTTTTAACTCTTCAATATCATCACTTACTGAATCATATAAGTAGTGCTCGAAGTTATTAGCGTCTCTAATTAAAATGGCGTTAAGTGACAGGTAATACTCTGGGTCAAGAAATACTAATCTAGCTGCCTTTTTTGAGTATTTAAGCTCACCATCATCAGAGTTAACTCCCTCCCAATTCGTAACGCCGTGCTCAACGAGCCAATGCGCTAATAAAAAATCCTCGTCTCCCTCTGTCCATTTATGCAAAGGACCAAAAAGTTTTTCTCGGATTTGCTTCATGGTTTTTTTTGCAGAAGGAGTGCCTATGCGGCGCACAAAAAAGGTGGCGTCACCTACGTAAATAGGCGCACCACCCTCTTGCTTGTCGGTGTCTTCTTTTAAGCTAGATAACAACATTAATTTGTCACTGTCCAGTTAGTAAAAATTTGAATTGTTGAACTGGTAACGCTGTCGCCTTCAGCGCCAAAACTGATTTCATGATTGGAGACATCACTATTACCATCCGCTTGCGAGTGCTCTGTGATAGCGCATTGACGCATAACGATAAAAGTTTGATCCGTAGTGTTTGGGTGTGTAATAAGAACGCCTAGTGATTTTCGAATTCCTTGTTCGTAATACGCTCTCCATACCAAGGGGTCAGAAATTTTTGCTCTGAATGCGGCCGACCCAGTAACAGCGAATTGGCCGCGAGCGTATTGTCTTGCACAGCCCGCTGCGTCATCGCCCGCGTATCCGTTAGCTGCTGTAATCGTCATCGATTTTTGAATGCAAGTCGCTTTCAGTCCATCAACATACCAAGCAGTAATATTCTGCGCATTAGACACGGCTCGATCGGTTAATTTTGCAGAATATGTTTGACCGGCAACTGCAACTTCACCCGCTACACGACGCTCACCCAAAAAGTTAAAGGTGTCGGTTGTAATGCCCGTCTCGCCAATTTCTATAGTCGCTTCGTTAATTACCTGATCGTAGTAAGTTGTATAAGCAATTCCGCCCACTGCACCCGTATCAGTTACGCGTTCTTGAACCGCGTAATACGTTGGGCTTAATCCGTTAGCAGATTTATTGCTCGTAAATGTAACGCTAGCTCCTGCTAGCTCTGTAGCTGGCGGAGCAATAGTTGTTGTTATTGAATTTGCCCCATCTTTCGACAAAACGATATAGAGGCCATCGATTGCACTATTGGCAAAACCACTTACCCAAAATGCATCACCGACTGCGATTGCTGTATACATGGCAGGGCTTAAGGTAAACCCTGTTGCTGTCGCTGCGTAGGTCGCGGCTACGTTTGAGCTAGAAGCAACGACAGCGTGTATCGCTGAGATCAATAGCGAAACGGCTTGCTTGCTAAAACTAGACGCCAGCTCCATGGTGTATTCAGTAGAATCCTGAATATTTTCTACGCCTTGATTGTCTGTGCTGACTGAATCATCCTGAGCGTAGGAAACAGTTGTTTCTGGCTTTCCGGTAGTTCTGCGCAATGGGCGGAATACGGGAGACGCATCTATAGCGCCGTAAGCAGCTTGTGGAGAAATCCCTACGCTAAAATCATTACCGCGCAGGTTGCGATCTGATACTGTTGAAGCCATGATGAAAACTCCTAGGCGGTAGCGCCTTCAAAAGAATAAGTTATGGAAACGTTAACGCCGTACCACGACGATGATTCAGGCTCAGGCGTTGGGGATACAGTCACCGACTCAATCACCACGTCATCGAAAAATTCACCCGTGTATAAACTCTTAATTGCTTGTGCTTGTCTAAGTGGATCTCCAATGCCAGATTTTTTTGGCCAGAAAACACCAATCACATACAGCCCCTGATTGATCTCATAGCTACCACTTGCATCTTGGTCAATTGGCCCGAAATTAATAATGCTATTTCGCAGCCAAGGTAAATTATTTGGCGTTGTGAAAGACGCGTTAATCCAACACACTTTTTCAAGTGTGATCGGAAAAGGGAGCGCGGATAGTCCGTCTTTTAAACGTTTCTCTAACTTTGCGACCACTTCATAAAGCTGGTTGTCAGTATTCATTTACGAGCGACCTCTTGGGCCACAATCGCGTCAATGTAATTTGACGGGGCCTGCTGTGATGAACCTTCGTTTAGTCTGATAATGTACGGCTGATTATTGAAAATATAGGTTTCGCTGAAATCCCTAGCTCTCTGGATATTCGCAGCCCCATCGTCTATTGCCTTCTGTGTCGCCGCTGAAACACTTTCACTTTCAGGATAATTAACTCTGCTACCGTTTGAACTGTTATCGGAAACCAGCCAACTACCGCGAGCTGACGCCGTATCTACAGGCGTTTCTAAAACTAGACGTCTATCTATTCTCAACCCTAGCTTTCTTTTTTCCTTACCAACAAAATCGCTAAGCTCAGCTGAAATATCAAGCAAGCGATTGTACTTTCCTGCCATTAGGATCTTCCGACGTGAAGAATAACCGTTGCATTCGCAGGGTCTATATTTACGTTTTTAACATTGCTAGTAACGCCAAGGTGTAATGTGGTGCAATTATCAGGGGATGGAATAAATGTTAATTTCACAGCCTCACCAATCAACATATAGTCCCCTGCTTTTACAGCCTGACCATTAAATGATGACTCTTTAAAGTCCAACCTGATCATTGGCGCAGTGATTTCTATCGGTTCCGCATATTGAATTTCTGGATCCCAATTAACTGACTTAGTGATAACGCAGTTACTAGCGAAATCAGAAAATTCATCACCGATTAGCTCGGCGGCTAGATCTATAAATTCTTGCGCAAAGGTAGCCATTAAATTCTGTAAGCTCTACCAATACTTGAGCAACCAGCAAGCAAGTAAGGATTTAATAAATTAGTTAAATCGGTAGGCAATACACGACTATATCGCTGTGCGCTGCCTTTTTTATAAGTTGCCGATTTAGAAAGAGGCCCAACTGATTTAGATTCACTTTCTACTGATCCATTTACATTTAACGTCGATAAATCGACAAGCAATAATCCGCGCAATTGAAGCAAAGCAGCCTTCATGGAAGCTTCCTTTACTGCATAAGGCAATGCATCAAGCAAGGTTGGGAAAAATAACCCTTGTGTTTCTGTCAGAGATTCACTTCTAAACGAATGATAGCCGTCAATCCAATCACTCGAGGCAACAACCAATGCAGCTTCTTTTTGCGTGTTTGTATATGCGGTTAAATCAAAACGAAATTCCGCATAAGCATTAAGTTCAGCGACTGAGGCATAGGAGTTTGCACTTGCAATTCCACCACCATCTTCAACAATGAATGCCATTTTAATAACTCAGCTTGTCAGAAATAAAAACTTATAGACCCAAACGATAACTAATATTCATCCGCCAAATTACACCCGTATACGCAGGCGCAACAATTGTTGTAGCCGTGTTGACAAGCAATGTTCCACCGCCAGAAGCGCCAAATTCTAAAACCTGCTCTTTATCTAAACCTATGCCGCCAGCGTCACTGCCAAACGTTAAAGCTGGGGAGCCATTTATATTAGTTGTGGTCACTACTACCGGGAATGGGCTTCATCAAAATAGCCTTTACTTTTCTTGAATACGGCGAATAACATTAATCGTATATGCCGTCGTTCCAGCTCGACTAAAAACTAATTGCCCGAGCGCAAACCCTTCTATTTTCAGTTTACCGCCATTAATCGCGAATGAACCATCAGTTACAGCGAACTGACCGCTATTTGAGAATGGGCCTATTGCTGTTAGCGCAACTATTGAATCATTACCGATAACTTCAATATCAAAATCTGCGATTGACCGAACAAGCGCATTAGAATTCACATCGTCAATTGCCAGATCGGCAAGAACGATCGTATAACTCGCCGTACTAACAGAATAGGATTTACTATGTAGGTTCATTTTCTTCAGCTTCCTGTTTTAAGGCTTGCTTTTTTTCTGGTTCAAACTGCTTATCGATTATCTTAAAGCCCTTTTCTCTCCACTTGCTTTTCTCTTCAGTGGAAACAGGATGAGCTAAGTATTTAATTTTTAGTTCTGACATTTTTAATTCCCCATAAAAAAGGGGCAATGAATGCCCCGTATGCGTTTTGGTTATTTATTACAGATCGGCATTGGCAATAGTAACTACACCAGCGGTGTGCTTGATGCTGGTAGCTACTTTGTCCCAGTTTGATCCGGTCGCAATCTCTGCGTCAGTTGGCGACTTGCCACCGTTAGTTTCGTCCCATGTGTAACCTTTAATTGCTAAGCCAAAGGTGTAATCGACTTGCATAGTTGTTTCAATGCGCGTCTGACCGTTTAATGTAGAAACGTTACTAATGACATCTGAGCCGTCATAGACTGTCGCAGCGCCTTCAGCCAAGGATAGGATTTTATTTTTGTTAGGAGTGCCCGCTGTATAAAGCGCAGGCGCATCGGTAACAACAATTGGCTTACCCAAAAGATCAACAACCAGCACGTTTTGTGCTTGGAAAAGTTGTGGCGTATTTGCGAGGTTTGCACCAATCAATTTATGATAATCAGCACCACGCATAACCTGACAGATTAGGTTTCCAGAATGATCACCGAATTTAGCGTGAGCATTGTTCATCGCCGTATAACTAATGCCTGCAGATCCAGAAACATCGTTAGTTGCACTTGCTTGGTTAGAAATAGCCGCAACAAGTGCAGCGATAGCCGTATTCAACTGATCTGACATCAATGCTTCGGCAAAATTTCGACTCGCGACTTCAATGCCTTCAGCAGTCGGTTTTTGCAACCAGGTTAATTGGCCGGGCTCAAAGCGTATGGGGCCAAATCCGCCAGCAATCTTAACGCCGGACAATTTAAGCTGCGTTAAGTCGGTTGGTGTTGCCGCCGCTTGTGCGGCGTAACGATCTACACGACGCTGGGCTGAGTGAATGCTCGCAAAGAAAGATTCTTGCAAGAAATCACCATCAAAGCCAGTGGTGGTTAATCGTATTCCGCCATTGGACGCTTGGTTAAACTTCTGAATCATTTGCGACAGCGTTTCAATTGTCGCTGGCATAATATATTCATTAAATACTTGCATGTTTGTAAGTGACATAGTGTATTACCTCAAATTAAAGTTTGAATTTCTGAGCAATTGCAGCGGTTCGCTCTGTGCGTGATCCGCCCATATTGCCGTTAACTTTTGAGGCACCGCCTCCATTACCACTACCGTTTGCGCCGCCACCTTGGTTAGCCTCGGCTTTGCGCATACGGTCAAACGCTGGATCTTTTACTATTTCAGCTAAAAACCCAGATTTATCAAGTGATGTGGCACCGCCATTCTCATCAAGATATGTGATCTTTCCTGAATCAGGATCAACGTCTATTCGATCCTGAACCAACTTTGAGAACAGCTTACGACTGTCCTCAAAAATATTTAAATCTGAAGCCAAGTCATTCAGAACAAGATTGCGCTTATCTGTCTTAATCGAATTAGAAAGTTTTTCAATTCTTGCTTCATATTGTGCTTTTGTTTCATTGCTTCGCCGCTCATAATCAGCAAGTATTTCATCTACTTTGCCTTCTTTTTTGAGTCGCTCTAGCGCCGATTGCTCTGCCCTTGTTCGATCATCTTCGTGCTTAGAAAGTATTTCATTCAAGCGGGATTCAGTCGCTTTAAATTTACCGTCAAGTTCGTTCATAGAGCCTTTTAAAGCCGACAGTTTACCCTCAGCAACAGGTCGGTAAACTTCGCCATTTTTTTCGTAATCACCTTTAGCAAAATCAGGTAATTGTCCAAATTGTTCTACAGTTAGTTCTGCCACCGGCAAGACTCCTCAGAGGCACCGCCTCATAGTTGATGAAATATTATTGCTGTGTATTGTTTTGGTTTTCTTGTACTACTTGGTTACCTATAGGTAAAGCGGCCGGATCAATAGACTGATTGTCTAGTTCGTCCATAATGGTTTCAGAGTCGGAAATCGTAAATCCACCCGCGACTAATTTGCGAATAGCTTCGTCTCTAGAAATTAAATTGCTGGCGTGCGCCGAGATCGTTGAATTAACCTCTTCTGCGCTCATAATTGATTTAGCAAACTCAACTGGCAGATCAAGAATAATCTGATCTAGATTTGTTTCGACATCATCTTGACCCCAAAGCCCTTCGTACATGGCGCAATAGGACATCACTCTTTTAAGAGCTGCTTCGGTATTCTTAACAATCATTAGCATAGCCGCCATGTCATTGCGATTATCTATACCTGACTTAGTGGCCGTCTCTATACCTGAATTTTCGTTATCAATCTTTCCCCCGAGGGTTCTTGATTGGCTTCTATTATTTTCTAAGTAAGTTGTGAAGGCCTCATCTTTTCCGGCGAGGCTCACGACATCAACCGTAACACCGTCAGGCAAAGAATTACTGACATTTGCACCGAACGCAATAAACTTCCTGCCATTCAATCTTTCAAAAAGTTCCGCATCACCATCCTTCCAGCCGCTTCCAAAAAGAGTCGGCTGCATAGTCGCAAGCGTCTCTTTGTAATCGGCTGAAATACGATACGCCGACAAAGCCTTCGAGCAAATAGGGTATAGAAATCCCATTCCTTTAGGAACGCCAAAATTTGAAGGCATCTCTTCATCGGCCACAATTTCAACTGGCAGCCATTTAAGATTAGTGCCACCAACTACCGGGTAATGATCGTTTTGTTTTTCGAAATTGCCATCGGCATCTTTGACAAATCGGCGCTGAAAATAGTCGCCATTCTCATCAAGTGCTAACATTAAATAGCTGGTGTAATCAGATTTTATCAATTCGCCCGGGCTTCGAATGGAGCCCTGCTCCAACAACAAAACCATACTTAGCTGCATCACACTGTTGAGTCGAGAAAACTGCCAATCAACTAAACTTTCGCGTGTGTATTGTTTAATACTAGCACGAGGATTAATCGTTTTTAGATCAGCAATACTTAACTTATCGATCTCCAAATCTGCCAATCCCTGAAACTCAGCAACTAACAGATGAAACTTCACTTCTAGCAAATTCTTATAAATTGTTTCTGCAAGACCCATCAACGGCATACCATCGCCATCGGCATTTTGTTGTAAGTAAGTAATTTTTTCAGGCAATTCAATATTCGCCTCGCCGCCCGTCATGAGGCCTAACATAGACTTTTCTGTCATTGCGGGAATGCCATCAAACTCAGCGCCATCAATGTATTTTTCGTAACGCGCTTTTTGTTCGGTGCTCTTTTGGTCAAACGGATTGGGGTGCTTTAAGTATGTAGTTGTCTTACGCTTAATCGTAGGCTCGCCTTCAATACAGTCACGGACTAATTGGACGGTATCTACTGTGTCCGAATAGTCTTTGTGATAGGTGATTTCGGTCATAATCCTGCTCGATCAAACGCTTTAGCGTCTAATTCTTTAAGTTGATCTAAAGTAATAGGTTTTCCTGTAGCGTCAGCAAAACGATCAAGCTTTATTTCACCATCGCGAAATAGTTTTGCGCGGGTTGCACCTAATGCTGAATCTTGAAACCATTCGGGCTGATTGCGCATCCACGAGTCCATAGATTGTCCTGCAGATATTTGCCCTGGCTTAAAAATGTCAGCATCTTTCTTGCCACGATACTTTAATTTTCGTTTGGGATTTATTACCGCTTGCTTGCCACCAACAGCCGATCGACTACCTTGGCTTATTTCTGCTAAATCATTTACGTAAACGTAGACAGAGCGCTCACCAAAATGCAGAGGCAGTCTTGGATACGCTTTATCATTAATTTCCCAGCTGCGTCCTGCGAAGTGCCTACACGTTAGAGTGGTGCGGTTATCAAACGTTGCCACAAAAACACGGTGTTTAATAACGTCTGTATTTGCTTGAGCCATTGCTTCACGTGCTTGATTCGCGTAATGACTTTGACCTGTTCTTACCAAAGCCTCAGCTTGGCCGCGCAACAATCCTTCAGTTGAACGCTTAATATCAGCAGACATTTGTCCAACTGTGCGCCCTTGTTGATAGCCCGTTACGATAATCCCGTTATATTGTTGAACAACCGCGTCAATCGAACCTTTAACATACTCAGCCCAAACACCAGACTTGACTCGACTGCCGCTCGTTAAGACAATGATTGATTTGTTAATTTCGGATTGAATTTGTTTGCTAGAAGGAACTGCGAGAGCGGCCCCTATAGATGATCCTGTCAGCTTTGCACTGAACCCTGCTTCATACTCTGCCAACAACTCTAACTGCGCTGTTGCTTGATCCCAGCCCTCAAGTAAAGCCTTTGTTGCGACTTTACCAATTTCTTTTTGAAGCAAGTTGAGAATCTTTAGCGAATCAATGCTTTCGGCATCGAGCAGAATCATTCTCGCTGCACGCTGAGCTTGCTCTAGTGATGGAAGTATGTGAGCGTTAAGAATTTGTGTAGTGAGTTTAGCTAAATAGATTTCGTGCCTGTCAGCATCATCTATTATTGCCATTGATAATTTCCTGAAGTTTTATAAAGTCTAACGCAATAGCAGCTAAAGCCCTTGCCGTTGTCTCTGGCTCTGCAAAGTTTGCCAAGACTGTTTCGCCTGAAGCAATCTGCTTAATATCCCTTACAGAGATAATGCATATCGCATTACCTACAGTGACGTTTATGTGCCTTTCTTCAGCCGGAAATTTAACGATATTATCAGTCATGAACCCTCCTAATTTAGAGGGATTATAACTTTAGAAGCGCCTCATGGGTACCGGCGTACCGTGCGGTCTGACGATCGGCAATTCGTATACTATAGGGTAAGTCGTCGCATCGTTTTGGTGGTCTTGACCGCTTTTTTTATCCGGCTCGCCGTTCTTATCATAAGCCTGCTGTTCCAAGCATTTAGCAACGGTAGGCGCCTTTCTATAATTGACTTTTATTAAGCAATCAGAAAACGCTTTATTGGTTGCGTTGACGCGATCTTTAACGAGAGGGTTGGAATCGTGAGCCCTAACCGTAAATCCATTGTTCTTTAGTATCTTAATGTCTGATTCTGCTGCGCCTGTTGTCTTTCGGTTTTTTCCGCTTGCATCAGGATAGACAACAATTTTGTTTTCTGGATAGCGCTCTTTAATCGCCCTACAAATATCCGGTGTATCCAAATAATCCGAAAACTCATCAACTGCATGCCAGACCTTGCCACGCATCACATAAACCGTTGCCGCCATATGTTCGACGTTAAAATCCATACCAAGCCTAAGCGGCTCTCTATCGATAACGACCTCCGAACTATTGCATCTATGCCGGTCATAATTTCTATAAACTGTCCCGCTCGTTAAGTTAACAAACTGACCATTTAAATAGGCAGTAATTAACTGCTCAGGGTACGCCTCAAGCAAGCTAGGAATGTAATCTTCCGGTAGATTGGCTTCGTTCTGATATGTACTTGCGTGTATCAAGCCATAATTAACTGCCTTTTCAGGCTTTTTTATAACCTCTTCGACGAATAGCTGATAGGTCGCTTTAAAGCCTTCAGGCGTCGTTGTGATGTCAACGCCATTCTTTAAGCCATCTACTTTATAACGCATCCGCGCAAGTATCTTTCTGTGCGCAAGCAATGCCTTGTCGATAGGCAAAAGATCAAATTCATCAACTAGAGCATGCCCAATCTTGAAGCCAACTACTGAGCCCGGATCATCAAGCGACCGGCATATCGTTGTGCCTCGGTACTTTGAACCCGAGTAATAGTGAACTTCTTTGTCGCTCGTTCTGACTGTTGTTTTTAACCCCCACTCATGAGCAACTTCTTCAATCGTTGGGTAAAAAATATCTCTAATTTGCGGATAGGTCGGCGCAAAGTAACCTGAGTTTACCTTGGGGAATTCCCAAAAGTGCTTACACGTTGCAGCACAACCAACCCATGTCTTTCCGCTCCCAAAACCCGCAACGAATGCCCTGAATTTATTGGGCATGTTAATGAATTGGCTTTGCGGAACATTAAGCCGTGGATTTGGTTGCATCTACTACGCTAACCTCAATCTTGACCGGCGCGACATAGTCATCGTCCCCAGGCTCAGGATTAGCTCTAAACTCATCAGGCAGTCGATTTTTAAGCCAAAATATGCACGCCGTTGTATCCGGCGGGTAATGCTTAACTGTTGGAGTAATAACTATGCTGTTGTTTACAGCTCTAATGTCATCCTCTTGATGCGAGTACCCTACAGCTCTGTGATAAAGCGCTCGCCTGACGTTATTGTCGGCCGCTTCTTTTCCCACCTTTAGGGCATCCGAAAACTCTTTATATTTAACCTTCCACAGGCTAATTGTAGATAATGCTAAACCAAAGCATTCTGCCAAATCTGCGTCTGTCGCGCCTAATTGACATAGTTTTTTTGCCTGCCTTGCGTATTTTGAGTCGTACTTAGTAGGTCTAGCCACCGGCATAGTCCCCTTATTTAATAAAGCAGCACCGCTGCGAAATTATTATCTTGGAGCAATAAAAAACCCCGAGGCTTTCGCATCGAGGTTTGAGGGGTTTACGGTGCGTAACTGGGCACCATAGCGAGAATGTACTGGTTTTCATCCGGACGCGCAAGTATTTTATGCTACTAAATCAATACCTGTATAAGCCCCGTCGAACCAACTGATACCGATAGACACGCAGTCGTTCACGCGCGTTTTCGATATTTTTTCTTGAGGCCTCTTTGTGTTTATAAATTCAGAAAGTGTAACGCACGACATGTTAGTCATAAAATAGAGTGCGGTGACAACACCAACCTCCGGCATTCGGACGATGAGTTGGGCCAGCAGATGATCTGCAATTATTGCTGACTGCTCATTTGGAGCCGGACGTCTTGACTCTGCTAAGGCGTACATCTTTCTATAGGGCTCGATGCTGGGATAACATAAACTACTGAATGGATTGCTTCCCGCCCAGCGCCCCCAATTTATTAACACATCTTCAGAGTCAGTGATTATCTGCATTAAATACCTCGGCTCATGAATTGTTGTTTGAATTCTATTGCGTCAATCGGCTTTACCCGATCGCTAAACGATGTTTCTTTGCCTGCGCTTTCGACGGACTTCATCAACTGTTCGTACCAAGCGTTGTTGATTTCTTTCACTATAGGCCTAGGTATTTCTTTTTCGTTACTCATTGCTTCACCTGTTTTATTTTTATACCTTCGGTTTTGTAGTAACTAATTTGCTCTGCATACCAATGTCTTGATCTTTTCGGCACTAACTTTCGGCTTTCGTACATCTCGTTAAAAGACTCGATCCCGATTTCCTGCTTTAGATTCTCGCAAAACTCTACGTGCTGACCGCCGTAGTTGATGTTGCAGGCATAACACTGCGGTCTCACGGCGCGCTCATCGAAGTAAATGTTAGGATTGGCCGCTTTACTCATACAGTGTCCAGATTGGCAATTGATTGTGCCGATCTGTAACGTAGAGCCGCACGTGTAGCAGCTGCACCATTC